ACACAGCGCGATCGCACTGATATTAAAAGATCATGCAAGGAGATATGGACTATTGTTGATAGGAGGGCTACGTATCTTCTGGATAAGATTCGAGGCATCTCTCACATAGTTATTTATGTAGATAAATCAGAGGATTGGTCTACAGATGAAGAAGAAAAGTCGGACATAGATGAGATCTATGACGACGAAGTATTGCATGTAAAAGAATAGTATGGCTATGCTACTACTGTAAAAAGAACAGTCGTTTAAAAAGGGCGACTTAAAAAGCGAGGGTAGAAATATGCTTTTTCCTGAATTGGGTCCTCAGTTCTATGAGGAGAACGACAACGCTATTTTGGCCAGAATGTCTACCTTTTACAAGGACAGTATCACGATCAATCAATCTTTTTGGGAAGAAGCTCAAATCGACACGAGGTTCGAAGCGGGAGATCAAACCCTCTGGACTGACATGTACGGGCTTATTCCACAAAATAGACGCAAGCAGTTCAATTTCAATCGTATACGTCGTGTTGTAAATATGATATCTGGTTGGCAGCGTAGAAACAGAAAATCGACAGTTGTAACGCCAGTTGAGAACGGTGATATGGAGACCTCTGATCAATTCACAAAGATACTTATGTGGATTAATCAGAAGGAGGGGGTGCTAGAAACAGTTTCAGAAGCTTTTCATGGCTCACTTGTCACAGGTATGAACCTACTACAGGTGTGGGTAGACTATAGAACAGATCCTGTTTCAGGTTCTATCAAGGTAGATAACTGTGCACATAATACATTTCTAATAGATCCTTACTTCCGTAAGAAAGATCTCTCTGATTGCAATGGTATATGGAAGCGTTCGTACCTCACACGCCGCGAGGTACTTTCGCTTCTGCCAGAGCAAGAAGACCAAATCATGTCTCTTCCTGCAAAGGATGATAGGGACGGTAAATTTAACTATATGCCTGAAAGTTTCAATGTAGGTCCAAAGGATCTCATGGCATATGACGAGTACTATTACAAAGATTATCGTACGCAGAAGATGCTCATCGATACAGTTACTGGTGAAACAATGGAGTGGCGCGGAGACAAAGACGCGCTTAAGGAATATCTAAGGTTTTACCCTCAGGTCACGGTTACGGAATGTGAGATACCTACGGTTAAATTAGCCGTCGTCGTACAGGGTGCTGTAATGTATGACGGTCCTAACCCAATAGGTACGGATCGTTATCCATTTGTCCCAGTATTCGGATACTATAATCCGCAGATGTCCGATTATTCGTGGAGGATACAGGGAGTTGTACGTGGACTCCGAGACTCCCAGTACCTTTACAATAGAAGAAAAGTTATTGAATTAGACATTCTCGAAAGTCAGATCAACTCCGGGTTTAAATATAAGATTGATGCTCTGGTAAATCCTAAGGATGTATTCCTTTCAGGTCAGGGCAGGGGATTGGCTCTCAAGCAAGACGCGCAAATGACAGACGTAGAACAGATCCTTCCTCCCCAAATACCGCCTTCAATGATTCAGTTGTCTGAAATTCTTGGTCGAGAGATACAAGAGATCTCTGGGGTCAATGAAGAGTTGCTCGGTTCAGCGACTGATGAGAAGGCCGGTATTCTTTCGATGTTGCGTCAAGGTGCAGGCCTGACCACCTTACAGATACTGTTTGACCAGCTTGATAGGTCACAGAAGTTACTTGGCTCTCTCATGTTAGATATAGTTCAATCGAATTTCACTCCTGGTAAGGTGCAGAAGATTATAGAAGAGCAACCAACAGCTCAGTTCTATAACAAAGCGTTTGGCAAGTACGACGCAGCGGTAGAAGAAGGGGTAAATACAACAACTCAGAGACAGATGCAGTTCGCACAACTCATGCATCTTAAAGAGGCTGGATTGCCGATCCCTGACACTGTTATCATCGAAGCAGCTACCATTCAGAACAAGAAAGATCTTATCGAAACAATGCAGAATCAAGCAGATCAGCAGCAACAGATGGAGCAGATGCAACTGCAGGCACAGCTTGCAGAGCATGAAGCAAACATCGGGCTTACTAAGGCACGTACAGTTGCAGATCAAGGTCTTGGTGTTGAGAGGTTTAGCCGTGTAGGTGAGAATGAGGCTCTTGCGGTAGAAAGACGAGCTGAAGCAGAGAAAGATAGAGCTATGGGTACCTTGAACATTGTTAAGGCAATGAAAGAAATCGAAGGTATTGACATTGAGCAGCTCGAGAAGCTTATCATGTTAGCTCGTATGCTAAGCGCGAAGAAAGAGATTGAAGAAAATACAGTAGATAAGAAGCAGATGGGTTCTGTAGCTAGTGCTATGGAACGTGCCCAAAATGCAACACGAACAACCATGAGTGGTTAGAGGTATTATTTATAACCTTGCCGGGTAATTCCGGCAGTTTCCAAAGAAAGGGCTTATTATGGCCAGCAAAAAGAGATACTACGATAAGAAGATGTCCAAGATGGAGGGAGGCATGATCTCCGGAAAGCTTGGAATCGCGCTTATGCCACAAGACGTTGTCATGAAATATTATCCAAAAGATGGCAGCTATCTCCCAGAAAACCTTAACGATGGCATGAGTGGCATCGATAAGCAGATCGGTGGAGATATGAGTGATACAAAGAAGAAGTTATCACCAACAAAATATTAATTTGCTTCATTACTACTCTCTTGGCTGTGGGGGTGCTTATGCACTCCCCGCCCTTAGTTAGGAGGAATTATGCCGGTAAATATAAGAAAAGATGATGCGGCGCGTCGTATAGCGTTGAACATACTAGGAGAGCCTTCTGTAGGCCTTTACGATGCTTTTGGGAACAAGAAAAGGTATGTAAAGAAGAAGGAACTTAAAGATGCCGAAACCCTCTATCAAGAAGAAATCGACCCGGAAAAGATCAAAGGCAAAGCCTTCTGGAGCGGTATCCAAAAAAAAGACAGACGCTGGTAAGAAAAATCAGGTCGAGAAGCCTGTTGAAGAAGTTAAGGTTGCGAAAGAAGTCGAGATTCCGAAGAAGAAAAGCGAGAAACTCGAGCGTAAGCCTGGCTCATCTAATTCTGGTGAGTATACAAATGTATCACCTGCCAATTTCGCAGGACGCTCCGGAGGTGCGTCCCCTTATTCATTTCCGATCAACACTATTAAAAGAGCAAGAAACGCACTCGCAAGGGCGCACTTTGCTCCAAGCCCTGAAGGTATTTGTAGGGAAGTTTATAAAAAGTGGCCTGAGTTGGATCCTAAGTCTAAGAAAAAGAAAGGATAATAATGGCGAAGAAAGCCGGATGCAAGAAGAAGAAAGCGCAGAAAAAAGTCAAAAAGGTAATGGAAGAGTGGAAATCTGGAGAGTTGAACATCGGGAAGAGCGACAAGAAAGTGAAGAGTCGGAAGCAAGCGGTAGCTATCGCTCTTTCGGAGGCTGGGATATCAAAGAAAAAGAAAAGGAAGAAGAAGGGTAAATGAAGAAAAAAAGAAACGTTAATTATCAAAAGAAGGAGGATGAAAAAACTGAACCTGAGGTAAACGTACAAGAACCTAAGGTAGCGGTTAAAGAAGCACCGGAGTCTAAAGAGGAGATACCGATCGTTGACGAGGAGGAAATCAAGCCTCCTGGGAAGATGGAAAGGTTTCTTATGCTTCTAGTAAGAATTCTTAATCCTATCCTCCAGCTATTGGAGCATATGATTGCAAAAAGGAGAGCGAGACGACTAGCAGATAGAATGTCTCGTAAGTAGTAAAAGAGTGGAAGAAGGAGAGTATGGAAGAAGCAACAAAAAGGAAGACAGTAGGAGCAGAAGCTTTAGAGCTTTTGCAGAAAGAGCCGGGAACACACACAGCAGTTGATCAGATGCGTGAACAATTGGATGATTACGAAGCAAACATCCATGAGTGCATCAGAAAGAACAAGCGTAAGTTTCTCGGCGATTTCTATGTTGTGGTCATTACAAAGAAGGAGAAGCTAATGCAGAACGTGTTACGCCACTACTTCTTTGCGCGACAGTCGTGTCCTACTCCAGACTATGATCAAGCAGTTTATAGATACATCAAAGCAGACGATAAGTTAGATTTTTTATGGGTTCTCCCAGCAGCTGATGCAGTGAACTTCATGAAGAACAATCCACACGCAATTAGTCAAGATAAGTACGAGCTACTTGGATATGTATTGCAGTTTGTTGATGGTTCTCTATTAAGACTTGCTAAGAAGCTGAATATGGAGAAAAGGGATTCGAACATAATAGAAAAAAGGTGAGATATGGAAGAAGCAAATAAAGAATTGGAAACAACGCTTCAAACTGAAGCTCCATCTGAACCCGTTCCTGAGAATAATCAGGAGCCCCCTGCTCAGGATTCGGGTTCTTATGATTACAATAAAGAAGCGACTAATCTTATTCGTTTAAGGGAAGCTAAAGAGCGAGCAGAGAGAGAAAAGGAAGAACTTCAGGCACAGCTTGAAGCGTATAGAAATCAAACTAAGCAAGAAGAAGAGACTCCAGAAGAGTTTCTTGATGACACTGAGCGACTTCAGAAAGAGGTTGAGACTGTTAAGAAGCAGCTCGAATCTTATCAAAAGCAACAGGCCATGTCAGCGGATGAGTCGCGACTGAAGTCGGTATACTCAGATTTCGAGCAGGTTGTGAATAACGATACGATTGCTAAGCTCAGAGAAGTAGATCCTGAAACAGCAGAAACGATCGCTACATCACAAGCTTCTCTTTATGCAAGGGGAGCGGCGGCGTATAAACGCATTAAAGAGCTGAATCTAGATGATAGATACGCGAAGGATCGCCAGAAGGCTCAAGAGAATGTGAACAAGCCGCGTCCAATGAACAGTGTCTCTCCTCAGACAGGAGACGGCCCATTATCGATGGCCAACGCGTTTGCCAGTGGATTAACTCCTGAGCTTAAGAAACAGCTTTGGGCAGAAATGCAGGCCGCTTCAAAGAAAATATAGCACTATACTACTACACATCGCCTGGCTTCACGGGCGATGCCCTCGGTGGAACGGACTCTATCTCCTCGCCACCGAGGGGCCTAATTTTTTTTCTAAATATTTGCATCTCAATTTTTAAGAGCGTTATACTAGTTATGCGTAAGAAGGGTCGCGCCTTCAATGAAGGTTATGCCTTCACAATCATATCGACGTAAGGGATTCGTCAACCCATCGACGTAAGGGCCTCGTCACCCCAGACGTAAGAGACTCGTCAACTCACTCGTAGTTGTTTTTCACGCATGGGCGTGAATCATGTTTGTTTGTAATCATTAGGAATAAAACCTATGGCTATAACAACAA